TATGAATGTGAAGAAAGAAAAAAGGACCCCTATGGCTTTGAAATGGAGAAGAGATATGAAGAAGACATGGAAGAGTTAGACAATATAATAGAGGAACAATAGAGGTAACTATGTTAAAAAATATGGAAGATATTAAGTTATTCATCGAATGGTGTAAAGAAAATAAAGTAAAATCTTTTAAATCTGATAATGTTCAGTTTGAACTATCTGAGTTGAGTTTTATTGAAAATGTTGAAGATTATGCAGATAAAGTCGACACTCAATTGGATGAGTCTAAATTTGAAAGAAACCAACAAAAGAGTGAAGATGAAGAAATGCTTTTTTGGTCTTCTAACGTATAGGATATAACTATGAATCTGTTTGATGAGATAAATGGCAATTATTGGTGGAAAGCTCCACGTAATGATTTATATCAAGAACTTTTTGCTTGGGTGTTAGCCCTTCAACAACGACAAGTTTACCGTACTGTTGATAATTTAAGATATGCTAGACTTTACGGTAACTATGAAATGAGTGGTTTAAATGCTGCTAATTATACTCGGATTGAAACTTCCTATGCGGTTGTCAATCGGGTCACGCTTAATATAATACAATCTATGATAGATACGGTCGTGTCTAAAATAACAAAAAATAAACCAAAAGCAACCTTTCTAACTTCTGGTGGAGATTTTAGTCTTCAATCTAAGGCTGAAAAGTTAACTAAGTTTGTTGAAGGTAATTTTGATAATACAGACTTTTATGAAAAAGCAGTATTAGCCTTTACTGATGCTTGTATCTTTGGGACTGGAGCTATAAAGCTTTATGTTAAAGAGGGTGAAATTCATGCAGAAAGAGTTTTTATTGAAGAAATAAAAATAGACGATATGGAGTCTTACTACTCTAATCCTAGACAATTACATCAAGAAAAATATATTCATAAAGATGTTCTAGTACAAATGTTTCCTAAGTTTGAACGTCAAATAGCTAATGCTGGTTATGTAGCCAGTGAAGGACAAGAATCCTACAATTCAAATGTAAAGGATATGGTTAAGGTGATAGAGTCCTGGCACCTACGTTCAGGTCCTAAGGCTAAGGATGGGAAGCATACAATTTGTATCTCTGATGCTACTTTGTTTGAAGAAGATTACTATAAAGACTACTTTCCTTTTGTATTCTTTAGATGGAACATGCGTCCTGTAGGATTTTTTGGTCAAGGATTGGCTGAACAATTGCAAGGATTGCAGCTCGAAATAAACAAAACCCTTCGGACAATACAGGTTTCAATGCATTTAGTATCAGTTCCAAAGCTTTTAGTAGAGGCAAGTTCTAAGATTGTATCTTCTCACTTAAATAATAGAATTGGAGGAGTTATAAAGTATGCTGGAACTCCCCCTACTTACGCTCCTTTAGGGGGTATTCCTCCTGAGTTATTTTCCCATGTAGATAATCTTTTAGCTAGAGCCTACGAAATGGCAGGTATTTCTCAATTATCTGCTCAATCAGTTAAGCCTGCAGGGTTAGACTCTGGTAAAGCTCTAAGAACCTTTAATGACTTAGAGACTGAACGATTTATGTCAGTAGCCAAAAGATATGAGAAAACATTCCTAGATGCGGCTAGAATCATGATTGATTTAGGAAAAGATATTTATGAAAAAAATCAAGATTTTGACGTTAAAGTATCAGATGGTAAATTTGTAGAAACTATAAAGTGGAAAGATGTAAACATGGATGCAGATAAATATATGATGCAAATATTTCCTACATCCTCCCTCTCCACGACTCCAGCAGCTCGGCTGGCAGACGTACAAGATATGGTCCAGGCTGGTTTTATAGATAAAGAACAGGCTATAAGTCTTTTAGATTTTCCAGACTTAGAGTCTACCATGGACCTTCTGACTTCAGACAATAAAAATTTAGAAAAAGTAATAGAGACTATGATTCATGAAGGAAAGTATTTCCCACCTGAACCATATCAAAACCTAGAAAACGCATTACGTAAGGTACAGCAGGCTTATTTAATGTATCGTATGCGTAATGCTCCAGAGAAAAGGTTGGAGCTTCTGAGACAGTATATGGAGGATTGTCAGGCTCTATTGATGAAAGCTAAGGTAGTTGAGGAAACACCGGAGCAAATGGCAGAAAAACTAGCCCAAATGGGAGCTAGCGGAGCTGCTGAAGAAGAGATGAAGAATGCAGGAGAAGAGCAAATGATAGAAGAACAGTTAGCTGCTGCTCCTCCACCAGAAGAGATAATAGATGAACAATCAGAAGAGATTGTTGAATAATAATAAAAAAACAATAAGTAGATCATTAGATCGGGCAATGCCCATTAAGTAAGGAGAAATTATGTCAGAGAATCACGCACACCTAAATGAGGTGGTACAAAACCAAAGTCCAGAAGGAGAGCAGTTAGGCTCCAGTATAGAGTATGAAGATCAAAGCTATGGGGGTGAAGGTTATGATTATGCTGCTGATGATGATTCGGCAGATGAGGGTTCGAGTCAAGACCAATTTGCTTCAAAGTTTGCAGCTTTAAGTAGAAAGGAGAAGGCTTTAAGAGAAAGAGAGTCTGATTATGAGTCAAAATTTGAAGACATGGAACGAAGACTTCAAGAGTATGAAACCAAAGATCAAGAGCCAGAAGTTGATTGGGAACATATGTTACGTAATGACCCCCTTGGAGCTTTAGAAGAAGCAGGTTTAGGCTACGACAAGTTAACAGAATTAGCCCTAAATGATGGAAGACTTACGCCAGATATGCAAATGATGGCGATGAGAGAGGAAATAGAGAGAGATTACAAACGACAGTTTGAGGAACTAGAAGATCGATTAACAGCGAAAGAAGAAGCTGAGCAAGAAGAGTATTACGATCATGTCCAAGAAAACTTTCAAGATGAGATAAAAGGTTTTGTTCATCAAAACCCTAATGATTATGAGTTAATAAGTGCCAGTGAAGGAGATTCATTGGTTTATGACGTTATAGAAGAACATTATAACGAAACAGGTCGAATATTGGACCTAAAAGATGCTGCAGATGCAGTTGAGAGCTATTTGGAAGAGGAAGCTACAAAACTTATGAGGTTAAACAAGATTAGTAGTAAATTTGGCATTAACCCCCCAGAGCTAGCAGAAATGATGGACTCCCAAGTTACGTTGTCCAATGATCACGCAGCACATGTGAATTATGAAGGTGCTAGTAAAATGTTATCAGATGATGAGAGTAAGGCTAAAGCCGCCGCTTATTTACAAAGAGCTTGGGATAGAGAAGGGCTCGAATAAATTACTAATTAAACTTAAATAACCTTAGGAGGTTTACGATGGCAACATCACAATCCGTAAGTAATTTTGCTGCAGCACTTAAGCAGCATTATACTAATGAAAGAATCGAAAATATGGTTTATAAGGACAATCCGTTCTTAGCTATGATTTCTAAATATGAACAATTTGGTGGAGAAAACTTAAAGTTACCAATTAAATGGGGTAACCCTCAAGGTCGATCTGCTGACTTTTCTCTTGCTCAAGCTAATAAATATGCTTCTTCAATTTCAGCATTTTTACTTACAAGACAGCAAGATTATTCTTTAGCGTCTATTAACAATCAAGTTTTAGAAGCTTCAAAAGGGAATGCTAACGCATTCATGGAAGCTGCTACTAACGAGATTGATGGAGCTATTGAATCTGCTTCC